GTTTCCCAGTCACGATCCCGATGCCCATGCCAAAGGCCTGCATATCGAACGGTTGGGCCTTCGCGACACAGGCATAGGATTGAAGCGCCAGGCCAGTCACAATCGCGAGCAAGGCCAAGTACCGATACAAGTCATGCGTCACGTTATCAGATTCAGTCATCAGTTGGCGGGTTATGTCTGCCATCATGCTAATACCTCCTGAGCACGTTGATACGCCGCGAATCGATCGGCATAGCCGAGCGCATCGCCGTCCTTCGCCGTCTTCCGGCCACGATTGATGATGTCACTAATCCCGTCAAAGTCGCCTCGATCGGCGTAGTCATTCAACTTATGCACGGACCAGAACCAGGCTGCCGACCGTGCGGCGTGCTCAGGAATCGTCAGCAACAGCGGCGTATGCACGAGATCGAGCCCAAGCGCAAGTTGGCACGCCACGTGGTTGTTATAGCCGGTCAGCTGGATCAAGCCATGGCCTTTCCACCACCGTCCTGGCGTGCTCCCATGGTCGGCGGCAATCATGATCGCTTCCGGTCTGGTATTCCCGAGATCCTGACGATGATTATAGGCATCGCCGCTCGCCAACTCTTGCGTGTATCGGAGCTGGCCCGATTCGTGCGCCACTTGGGCGAGAAACGCTGCTTGCCGTGCCGGCGTATTGATGGCAAACTCGTCCATCGCATTGTTCAACGCATCAAGAAACAGCTCTGCTCGATCACCGGCATGCGGCATGATCGCTTTGAGTTGATCGAGCGTCATGAGGCGTGATGCTCCCGTTCATGCTTCATGAGCCGTGCTTCAATCACCCGTTCGATCAAGAAGAGGAGCCGTGTGGCCATGTGGCCACTCACCCCCGACGCAGCGGCTGCCACCCCGATCGGGACGTCATAGCCGATGAGCAGCATGAACATCATGAGCCCGACGAAACCACTGGTAAACAGTTCACCGACTAACTCCACGAGATTGAACACCCGCGTTGTTCCAACGCGCACTCGTCCGCACCAATTCACAAATCCTCCTGCCAGCGCCATCCCGAGACCCAGGCCCCAGGTAGCCGCTTTCCATGACGTGGGATCTTGCGTGTCCATCTTACCTGTGTGCCTCCTTACGCTGCGACAGTATTGTTGTGTTGACTTGTCCATCCAAGCACCTTCCAGTAAACCTTATCAGAGGCACCGGCATTGCTTGCCATCTTGATGTCGAATCCGGTTCCGGTACTCCAGATCACCGGAATAGTTCGCATATTGCCGAGTGCCGCTGCCGTGGCATTCCATGGCACGATGGAAATGATCGGGTACAGGCTCGCGCCAAAGTAGGCAATCGAATTGTTTGCCACGGTTGTGGTGGCCGCTCCATTGGTCAGCGTGACCAAGCCTTCTTGAGCATCCGTGCCCATTTTCATTTCTTGAATATACAGAGTGTTGCCAGCCGCGCAATTGAAGCGGATATTCGAGGTGTCGTTGCTCAAATTCGTTTTCACCACCCCGATGCGGCACTCAATGCCAGCGCCAGTGAGGCTGAGCACTCGCGTGGTATTGCTCGTGCCATTCGTATCGGTGTGCGAATACGAATTGATGGTGAACAGGCCGGAATTCCCGCTAGTGCTGACGGCAGCATCCGGCGTGCCATCGTCGTTGCAATTGAAGACTTCCAACCGATCAATACTGACGATGCCAGTGGAATCGCTGATGAAGGCCCGATCCTTGCACGAGATCGAGCGCACGAGGCCAAACGAGATCCGCGTGGTGTTGGTCGATTTGATTTGCACATCAGTTGCATCACCAACGCCCAAGGCACGATTGCCGGTGCCAATATATTTCCCGATACTGATGTCCTGGCAATCATACAGATACAACCCGACCCCTGGCGCGGACGAAACGATGATGGCATTGATGGTGATGTTCTTTGCCGTCAGCCCTGCGCCATTGCCCTGCACCTTGACGCCCGAATTGCTCGTGCCGCTGGCATTGCCAATCCAGATGCATTGATCGAATGTTGAATTGAGCGCGGTGTCTTGAATTTTGATGCCGCCTGCGCAATCCTTTCCATACGATTTGCCCACTTCGCAGTATTGCGTCGTGTAGATAATCGGGTTGCCTTGCACGCCGCCGCCGATCGTCGCATCACACGCCTCTGCGCGGATATTGTCGATGAACGAATGCGTTACGTGTTGCGTGCCGGTGCCATCAATCCCAAACGACCATCCATCACCCTTGCTAGACGTGCAATAGAGATCGTTGAAATAGCTTTGGGTGACGGTCAAGAAACGACCGGCGAACCGCCAGGCACCATCGACACGATTGTGTTCCAAAAAGAGCCTGGAACAATTATTGAAGAACAAGGCCGAAGGCGACCCAGACGCCGGAGCCGACTGATTGGCCTTGTTTTGATCAAGAATCAAATTGTCTACGCCAAGGTCCGTATCCGGCCCCGCGTCGGCATTTTCATTCATGATCATCGTGCAATTCGAGGAGTTAGCCAACTTGAACGTGGCCCCATTGCCTTTAATGCGCACGCCGCTTGGCAGGAGCAGGCTGTATCGCTCACTCGTGCTGTTGACGGTCTTGGTATTGGTGAACCCAATCAGGTACGTCTTACCAGGTGTGCCCATCAACACCTTATTGCCCGAGCTCAACGCGGCTTGAATCGCTGCCGTATCGTTGGTGGTGCCGTCGCCAAGCGCTCCATAGTCTTCAAAGAAGGCATACTCTTTTAGCCGCTTCCAATCATTGGGATTGCTGGCTGGCGTCTTGTTGATGTTGGTGGACTTGGATACATAGAGGATGAAGTCAGGACCGCGCACCACGTCATAGATCGCATAGGTTTCAGCCGCATCCCAGTCTGAAATGCCACGCCGCGAGAAGTAGCGCACCGCATTGTACAAATAATTCAGCACCCAGTTAAAGCGCTGACGGGCTGGCGGCACCGAGGAGAGCGGCCAACCCACTAACAACTCGGCATCTGACGGTTGAATTTTGTCGCCGCTGTCGGCCCAGACGTTCAGCACGGGTGGTTTCACAAGTGGCATGATTAAAACTCCTCTGCGAAAGGTCCGCCAATAAAAGGTTGTCCTTCTTCCCCAAACTGTGTCGCGCCTGCAAAATCTTCAAAGCCAAAGTAATTGGTTGAATCGAACATCACATATTGCCCAATCCGTACTGCCGCTGGACGTGGGGCAATATCGAACTGCTTGAGCAGCACTTGCTCTTGATACGTCAAAAAACGACCGATGGCGAGACTAATCACCATGCCGCCTGGATCATAAACATAGATCGGCACCGAATCAAAAATGAATGCCAATCCAGTCAGGATATTTGGTGCAGTGCCGAGCGAATGATTTTTGGCAATTTTCGCTCTGATCAACGATCGATATTCCAAATCAGAGAGCACCGAGGTATCAAAGGCCAACTCCTCTTCATCACGGAATCGTGCGCCAACACTCAGGTTGCCTTCTTCCCCAAATGGCGCGGCTCCTGGTTGGCCTGCAAAGCCAAAGAACAACATTGGCATCGCCGCAAAAACGATCCGCTGCACGCCAACGATATCGCCGATGACATCGAGGTTCACGCCTTCCGCTTGGTCGATATCAGCTTGAATCGCTACATCCTGCAAGGCAGCTTCCAGCTCGACGGCATAGGACATGAGCGCATCGAGGTACGCCAGAAAATTCTGGCTCTGGGAATATTGCGTGGCCACGCGACTGCGGGCAAGCACGAGATGATCAATCAATGCTGAACTCATACGATCGTCACCGAGATATTGGCCACGTCAAACGTCGCCAGTTGATCAAACGGAATGCTGATGTCCACCACGCCCGTTGGCGCGGGAGCTGTCCCAATCTCCAACAGCGAGACCGAATGGCCAGGCACACTATTGATAGGATCAAAGAGACGAGAGTGGATGACTGGTTGCCCGATCAACTGGTTGATCAGCGCCCATGCCACGATCGCATTCTTGATCCGTACATCGCCATCCGATGGCCACCCAGGCCGCGTGCTCAACGTGATATCAATATAAATCGGGACGGCTGCTGGCCGGCCAAATTTCACCGTGTGCACGCCGCCCATGGCGTCAGTGACCGTGCCGCTGGTCGCGCCAAAGAGCGTGGCTCCTGTAGACTTCTTCAAAAAGATGGTATCAAGAATGGTTTGCTGCGCTCCACCTTGCACCACGCAATAGATCGAGTGAGGCGGCAGCCCATTGCCATCGTCCACATCAAGCGTATTTTCTAATACGAGGACTTGTGTGACGCCGACGATATTGGCTAAGGCTCCATACAGGGACTCAACTAATGACTGGGCTGGCGTTGTGGTTGATGCACGCCGACGCAAACGCAGCTGCTCATCAGTCTCTTCGTTTGCCCCAAGGATCGCGGCAGCTTGATTGGTCACAGTTTGCCAACCATAGATCGGCGTCTCAATTTTGGTGACCGTGTTGATCGGAGCTGTGAGTACGCCCATGACCGTCGCCGTGGCCGCCACATCAACGTAGCCGCCTGCGCCAATCACCGCATCGACATTGGTGGCGAACGTCACGCCGGTCGATTGGCTTTTCGCAAGGCTTTGAGCCGGAATCGCCGTGCCAACCGTTCCTGAGCACCGGAGCGTCACCGTGCTAAACTTCCCTGCTTGCCGGCGAATTCCGTTCAGCTGCACGAGGCGGCTGAGGCCAATGCCGATCGCGGATTGTGGATTGAAGGAGTGGTACACGTCTTCACTGAGTTGGTCGAGATTGCTGATGGCCTCGGCAAAAATGCCAACTGCTTGGCCATCGAGGGTGTCCGCATCGAGGTTAATATCAATGCCAAAGATGGCCTGGATCTTTGCCTTAAGATCGGCTAACCGCTCATCAAGCCGTGTGCGATCAAATCCGGTTGCTGTGACTTGTGTCATCCAATCACCACCTTAATGGACGAGATGTCCTCATAGATCGTGGAGACCGAGGCGTTGACCGTCATCTTGCGCGTATTCGGGTCAAAAATCAAGCTAAAGTCGTTCAGCGATTTCACTCCAACCGTCTCTAAAATTGTTTTCTTGATCAGCGCTTCAGCCAACGGGAAGTTTGCCGGTTTGACCATGATGGATTGGAGATGGGGCACGCCTGCCCCTGTATCCAAGAACCATTCACCAAGGAGCATCAACAGCCGCGTGCGGACCGATTGCGCAGTGGCCTCGGCATCGCTCGCGAGATCTGATTGACTCCGGCCAAATTGATAATCGTGGTTGGCGGTTAGCCGTCGCATGATCATATTAGACTGGTGGGCCGCTATTGCCCACCCCTCCTTGCACGCCGCTGTGCACGTGCGTCTTGAGCGATTTGCCACCGCCGATCACGTCTGTCGTGGCTGTGAGCGTCCCATTGACCGTCACATCCGCATTGATCGTAATGCCGAGTGATGAGGTGATGGTGGTCAAGCCGTTGGGCGCTAAGGCCATTGACGCAAGCGCGTTGACCAGCTCGATGGTGCCGTCAGGATAGAGACTCAAGCGCACGGTTCGCGCTCGGTTGCGTAACTCTACGTTGGTTGGATGATAGTCGGTCAAGACATTTGGCTGGCTATTCAAACCAACGAGAGCCACGCCGTCCGATAGATCGTGCAACCGATATTCAGATGGTGGCTGTGTTTGCCCGAATGTGAACCACAAATCAATGGCCCGTTCACTAAACATCAGCAAGCATTCATCGCCAGCCGTGACTGGAAACGTCAGCGCGAACCCGCCACCACCAGGGAAAAGGACTGGCACATCGACGCAGACCGGCAAATTGACTGGCCCCTTCTCGGTAAAGATCCGCTGAATGGCCGGTTGCACGGTCGCTGTTTGCGTGACGCCATCAAAGTTTACGATGATGCCAGGCAAACATGTGTGCAAATTTTTCAAGCGCCCTTCGATCTGCTCGGCAAAGGCTTGATCAACGGATGCGGCCTGTTGGGCATCACGCTGCAACTCTCGGGTGGATGGTCCATCAGCCATTGATAACACTCACACTCGATGGAATCGGCTGGGTGATGCCGATGCATTCCACTTCGCTGACCCAATCGGCTCCTCGGGTATCGCCTTTGTGCGTGACTTGCAGCACTTTATACACGCCATCAGGATCGAGCCGGACAGGATCGGCAGGCACCGGCTTGGCTGCTGCGCTTGCAAGCGCTTGGGCCTTCTGCCGTTTGGCGCGAATGCCGTTGTTGTCTAATCGAATTGTGCCATTGATGCTGATGTGCGGGTTCAAGAGCGTTTTCACCGCGATGCCTTTGTCATTAATTTCTGGCGCTCCGAGCATGCCGGTATCAGATCGAATGACGATGGCGAGATTGGGCAAGACTTGATCGACCTGCACCATGGTGAGTTGGCCATCTTGAATAGACCAATTGGCCCGAGATTCTTTGGCGATGTTGCGCAGCACGTCACGCGTGTTTCCGCTCACGACCTTTCCACGCAAATGCGTTTTGGCCGGCAGCTTGACATAGCCTTTGATCGTTTCGCCCAATCCGCCAAACGACGCCACAGCACGTTCCACAAGCTGCTCAGGCGTCGTGCCAGCCGCCACCGTCTCATTCATGACCGCTTGTCGATAATCACGGTCACCATCGCCGCCTTCAATCTCAGTGATGTAATCATTCTGCATCCGATAGCGATACACCCGCACAATATTGCCACGAAAGATCATTTGCCGCGTCTCGCCATATCCAACGAAGAGCAGCACGTCATCGAATTCATTTTTAATTTTCGCTTCATTATTCGGATGCAGGTTGAAAATCTTAATCACTGCAGTGTTTGGCGATTCGTCCATGGTCTTGAGAATTTCAAATTGAATGCGCAAATCCTTGACCAGCAGACCAGTCCCGCCCTTGCCAATCACGACATGCGCCGATCGTTTCCATTGCAGCACGTTGCTCATGCCAGCTCCTCGTCACTGAACCAATACAACTTCACCCGCGTCCCGAGATCATCTGGCCCCGCATCTTTACTTTGGCCTGACAAATCGATCATCAGCAAATGGCCCATGTCGAAATTATACGGCTCCAAGAGCGATTGGCCCAACAACATCGGGACGGATTGCGCAATCACCACTTGCGTCGCAAAGAGTTTCACCGACAATGACCACACGCCCGATCGATCATTATACACAATGTCTAATTCATATTTGGTATCCCCGAGCTGCGTGATGACGTTCTGGGCCGCATCGCTCGTGATTGGTAACTCTAGGACCATACGCTATTTCCCAAAAATCGCTTGTTTCAATTTTGATGCCAACGATTGCTTGGTGACATCCTTCCCCTGCTGCTCGCCGTGCTTTTTAACCGGCCCCGCTTGGCGTGCCGTGGCGCCAGTCTGGCGCGGAGGATAGGTCACCGTTTCAGTCGAGACAATGACCACTTCACGTAATGACGCTGTGAAGAGCAACGCACCAACATGATCCTTGTCTTGCATCGTCCGAATGTTTGTACAAACCATATTCGTATACAACACCAAACCCGTCTGCACATCAAACGGCTCGGCTAGCTTTTGCAGTGCTGTCAATAACTCATAGGCTTTCACCGTCCGGCCTGCATTTGAACTGAATGGATCATTCAGCGGCGCATATAACGGTGTCTCAGATACGCCTGCCGTGATCGTTACTTTACGCGGTTTCATATAGGCGTGATCCGACACGAGCACGCCCGACTCCACCGGCAAGATCGTGACTGGGAAAC